GCTGCTGGGAGTGCTGCTGTAGTTGCTGCTGGAAGTGCTGCTGCTCCTGCTGTCCCCGCTGTAGTTGCTGCTGTCCCCGCTGTAGTTGCTGCACCCGCGCCCGCACCCATTGCACCAAGCCCACCCGCAAGACTCGAACCACCATAAGCGCCAAGTCCTGCCATCAGACCCTTAGACAAACTACCACTAGCGGCTCCCGTAACCCCACCCACAAGTGCCATAGTTACCCAAGGGGGGATGCCTACAAAAGAACCCGCTGCACCAGCAAGTACTGGCAGGATCGAGGACAGGAACCCAGCTTCCGGGAGCCCCGTTTGAGGATTGGTAGTCAGTGAACCACCAGCGGCACGGGCGAGTCCTTGCAGAGCTTGAACCTCGCCTTGACCCATGTGAACAAGCGTTGTATCTGGGCCTCGACCTTGCGCGGCGAGATGGTTGGCAGCGAGTTGAAGGCTCATGGCTTCCTCACAAAAAGATTGCGGTTGATGTTATCACGCAGGTAGCGCGGATACAAATGACATTGTTGCTATGACAGAAGCAGTGGAAGGGCGAACGGGGGCGACGCCAGCAGGATATTGGATGATGTAGGTATCAACATCTGGTGTTGACCACCAAAGTTCAACAAATTCTCCAGCTTGCAACTCTACAAAGTAGTTCCACGAAACGATAGCCCCCCCGTTGAACGCGCCGTGCTTGGCGTTTACGGAAACAAGACCCGCTGATCCGACGACATCTAGTGCGGGGCCGATACCGTCTTTCCTGAGCCAAACACTGACTTCATGGATGGCTGCTGCTACGTTTACAAACTGACCACTCCATTGGAGGTTGTAGATACCGGGGTGCTGGACGACCATCTTGGACTGCACCGTTCCCGTAATGGTGGTACTTGCTACCGTTTGGGAGATGCTGACTACATAGACACCAACGCCGCCAGCAGTGCCAGAAGTCTGAGATACAACCAGCGTCCCCGCCGACACCCCAGTACCAGTCAGCGTCATACCCAAATAAATAGACCCTGCCGTTGCGACAGTGACCGTCATCGTTGTAGACGCTGCACCGATTGACGCAGTGAAGGACGCGATGTGTGAGCCAAGCGTGACCCCATTGGTAAGGTCAGAAGTATTAAAGCGCATGACTTGCGCGGTATTGGCGGGTGCAGTTTGCGTGGTTGTATCCTGAAACGCCCCGTATGGGATGTTCAAAAACCTACCGCCTTGCCCCCCAGCTAACGGTCCTAGCGTCCCGTCAATCTGATTGAAATACAGCCGCAGAATGTTGTTTAGCTGATCTAGGTACAGTTGGTCTGGCGGCTGTGGGCTGGAAGGTAGGCGCGGGGCTACAGTTGGAATTAGCCGATTGATCAGTGGACTAGTTGCCATTAGCTTCTACGTCCATCAGCGCGGATGTCAATTCGAGTCACACCTAACTGCCACTGTACGCCGAGCGTATTGGAACTGACCTTGAAGGCCATCTGCCTACCTCGAATCCGCACGTAAACTTGCTCAGTGAACTGCTGAACTGTGTAGGTACGTTGGCTCTGATAGTTCTGGGTGCTTATCACATCCGGGACAGCAGACGTTCCATAGTTAGCACCGGGGAAGGTCCGTGGACGCACTGTGAACTCTGCGATTGGGTTGTTGACGAACGAGCCATCAAAGGTCAAGTCAGGGATCAAGCGCCAGACGAACCCGTAGTTATGCCCGTCCCCAATGTCAAAGTCGGAAGACTGTATGTACGCAGAGATGGGGTTCGGTGGGTTGACTGTCGCATCGTCTACGCCTGTCTCTTGATACACAAGCTGTGCGTTGGTTGTGCCCCCAGCAGCGCCATAGATCATGGACATAGGCACTTCCCGCAATGAGCTATCTAGCCAAGCGGTGCGCCCTTGATTGTCGCCCTCAAAGTTTGCCCAGTCTCCGTACCACCAGACTTGGTCTAAGTAGTCATAGACAACATAGCGGTCTACGACTGTGGAATTTGCGGAACAGTAACTCCACCAGACTTCGCTGTAGCCCTCATTAGTACCTGCGTGGAATTGGTACGCTTGGGATAAGTTGATGTCTGTGAAAACATACTCGCGCAACGTACATGGCAAAGTCTGCACTCGGCCTGAGTACATAAAGAACTTGTCCATCCCCATCCAGTAAGTGATATTGCTGGCAGTGGCAACAGCGTTGGGGCCATTGATAGATATATTGTCTTCAAGAATCTGAAAGCCCCACACATAGGGTGGGCCAAGGTACTGCATAGCGTACAAAGCAGAATCGGTGAAGACCAGAATTTCTTGTCGAGTTTGGATAGCCGTGATGATAGATGAGCCGTGGCTTAAACGGTAGTCACCCGCTTGGTTAGTCGATGCAGGGGTCCATGTGTAGTAGCTTTCCTGATCCGACCAACGGATCTGCATTGGATCAAGCGCAATGGTAGCGTAAGTGTTCGTGGGGTCGTTACACCCAAGGGCAATCACAAAGCGTGAAGCATCGGAAACAATCGCAAAGTTAACTACTGAGGGGCAAGTACTATCTACCAAAGCCCCGCCCACGGTTGTGCCCGCTGCAATAACCACTCCACGGTCAAAAATGGTAGGAGTTGGGTTGGTATCCCAGTAATACATCGGGCCACCGCGAGGGCAAAAGACAAGGTTCTCGCCAAAGTTGGACTGACTCCACAAGCGCATCTGCAAGCCGACACCCACACCGGATGTTGATGCGAGCCCCCAACCAGTGAACAAAGTAGACAACTGAATAACAGCGCCTGTAAGGTGTACAGCGGGAGAAGTCCCACTAGCCGCCCGGACGCAGCCAGTAAACGTAGTCGGCGAAGTGCCCGTGTAGGAGATCAACTCTGAGTCAATCAGGAAAGTGCCTGAAGTACCAAAGCCTGTCGTACTGGCTACCGTAATCGTCGTGGTGACCAACTGGGTAATAGCACCTGTGGTATGAGCTACGGCAAAAGTGCCGCCAGTACCGCGAACACACCCGTTGAGCGTGTTGGTAGCAACGCTGGCAAAGGTGATAAGTTCGTTATCTATAACTATTGTGCCCGGAGCAGTGAACCCAGTCGCGCTTGTCAGCACAATAGAAGTTGCAGAGGAAGTGATTGCCCCGTTAAGCGTAGTTTGTGTTACCGCGCCGAGCGTAGTCGTTGCAACGCTAGTAACTGTTCCGCCCCAAGCTCCCGATCCCCAGCCCACGCCAAGGGTGTATATCTCGTTACCTGTAGTGATCTGGAACGCAAATGTTGCGTTTACCGCTGGAGTTCCCGTACTTGTAGCGGCTGTAGCTACAGTAATGTAGAAGGTGTTTGAGTCATTGTAGGTGATCTGGTATTCACCATTCATCGTAGCCGCTAAAATGCCGTTAACTGTGCCAGTTGTCCCAGAGATGGTTACAAAGTCACCCGTTTGCGCCCCGTGTGCGGGGTAATTAACTTGAACCTGCGTGGAGGTGTTTGTGGTCGTGAACGCATTAGTAGCGAGCGTAGGTAGTATGCGTAGCGGGGTAACGTCATAAAACGCGCCGCCCGGACCGTTCTGGATGTAGTACTTGAGGTTAGTACCGACGGCGAGCAAGTTGTAGGCTGACAGCGTGACCCAGTTCCACAATGCCCGCGCAACGCCCCAGAGCGTACCAGTAGGCGGGACGGATACATCGGTAACTACCCCCGCGATCTCTGTAGCGAGTACGCCGCTATCGCTGATCCAGCCCCCCAGCTTTTCAGGTTGCCCTGAACGGAAGCGAATCTTGTTGCATTCATACCAGCCACCTTCGTTGCCATAAGTGGTGGTTTCCCGGTTTACACCGGGATTGAACTGGAGTTTCTGTAGTGGCATAGATGCCTCACATTGAAAGCGCGGCGGCTTTTACTTCATTGACCCTACGCTCCCAACCCTTGCCAAACGTAGGCCAAGTAGCCAGCCCTTGCAGGAACTTCAGACGCTGGGCACTAAAGTTGGTGATTATGGTTGCTGGGGATGTAACTGAGGCAATAGCAAGAGTTTGTGGGCCGATTGACCCATCCGCTGTCACACCTAGAGCCGACTGAAGCCACTGTGATGCCCGACGAACCCCGCTATTTACCGCTGCATCGAATACACAATAGTCAACACCAGAGGGCAACTTGTCGCCCTTGACTCGCTCCCAGTATAAATCCTTGTACAGCGGCTTTACCATGTCTTTGGTAAGTGCCTTCATCTCTTCTTCGGTTACTGGGCGATCAACCCAATTCTCCCAGACTGCTTGCGTAATGCCAAGGTTTGTCCTCCCTCCCGGATCACTGGGGTGGTTAACGTAACCTCCCTCATGCTTGATGAGGTGATTGAAGCAAGCGTCCCAGTTGGTATTCATTTCCCGTCCTTGTCTTGGTTCTCTTTTTGCTCTTTGCCCATCTTGATACCGGCAATGGTCCCAACGAAGGCTCCAACGATGGTGTTAAAGGATGGCTGGAGCATCTTAAAGAGTTCGTCGTTGTTTACGATAGGGTCAAACAAACCAGCCAACGAAGCAGCGCAAGTCGCCACTAACACCAGCGCCAAGGAAAGGCAGCAGATCATGGTGATGTAATCAGCAATCTTCATTTCTTGTCCTTTTCTTTGCTCCCGATGCTGGAGCCGAACCAAAAATTGAGCATGGTGGCAATTACCGTTCCCAGAATGAAGCCGAGGATGGTGTCGGCAAATCGCACATTTGTATCTGGAATTACGCTGAAAGTAATAAAACCAATGTAGATCGCCGCGCAGACTGACCAGAAGGCGGTTAGGTACATCGTAAACCGCTTGGAGAAGACATCCGACTGATTGAGCGCAGCAACCTGCATGGCCCTAGCGTCGGCAGTGTTCGCGTACTGCATCTTCAGCTTCTCGACATCAATCTGGGCCAGCTTGAGCGCGGCTTCTGGGTCTTCGATGACCGCCTTGGTCACTGCTTCGATGGTGTCTTCAACGCCAAACTGCTTGGCAATGGCAGAAACTGCTGCGCCCCCAAGAGGGCCAGCCACTGCGGTGGCTAAAGCAGGAGCGGCTTTAGCAAGGAATTGAATGAGATCATTCATTATGCCGTCCGCTTCCACATATACACAGTGATGTACGGCTGGTAGTTGAGGTTTGTGCCCGCAACCCCTGCGGCAGTGTTTGTAGTAGCGGCAGTCGGCGTTACGGAGTTGTTGCCCACTGTCATGGAGTGCGTATGCCCCCCAGCCACGTTGGTGCGTCCCGCCGTTGCCGTTGCGCCAGAAGTTGCTGTCAGCCGATATTCTGAGTCCCCACCCGGAGTTTTAAGGTATCCGATGGGGTCATTGGGTAATGAGATAACACTTGTATCGGAATCATTATTCGATGCAACATAGTGCTGATGGTCACCAGCAGACGCAGTGCTTACTGAGTGCGTGTGGGTTGTACTAGCCAGCGTTGTCGAGGCTGTGTGCGTGTGCGAGACAGTTACTGAATCCGCAGAGCCGCCTGTTTCTTCTGCGGCGTCAAACAGTGGGTTCGTGCCATCGAAGCCTACAGGAACCCTACCCGCACCAAACGCTACCCAAGTACCAAAACCAAGCAGGGTTGCAGGGTTCGTGTTGTTCGTGGCGTTGAGGTAAACAGAACCAATAGGGTAGAGTACCAGCGCAGCGGCGGCAATCGCCGACTGCACAAACGCGGTGGATGCAAGTTGTAGTGTGTTTGTACCTGCGGTTGCAGTGGGTGCAAGCGGCGTACCGGACATTACCGGAGACGACATCGTGGGCGAAATGAAGTGCGTGTTCTGCTGACGGAAGTTCGTCGCGTCACTCCACACGGTCATCGTAGCCCCGGCAGGAATAGCAACCCCCGTACCCGCTGCCGTTGTGTTACCAATCACCGTGCTGTTATAGATCGTAGCAACGTAGCTTGTGTCGTTGAAGACCGTGTACTGTTTTGCTACGGGAGGCGCATAGACAGCAAAGGCCGCAGCCGTGGACGTAGTCAACCGGATCATCGCATTGCGAGACTGGTCTGCTGCACCATAAAGCGCGGTAAACGCCTGTGCCGCTGTGGTCACCGATACTGAGCTGTACCCAGAGACCGAAGCCTCAATCAGCGTGCCGATGTTCGTATTAGTAGTGTTGCCCCATGCACCAGCCTGCGTACCAGTAGTAATGAGTTCAAAGCGAAGGTTAGGTGAAAAAGTACTCATGGGGTTCCTTATTGGTATTTACTATACGGTCAACGTGACGCCTGTGAAAACTAGCAAATCACCAACCGCGCCTTCGCTTGCGTCAGGCTCTTCAATCTTTTGCATGACATGGTAGGTAGAAGCGTATTGATCCCGCCGCACCTTCTTGATTTCCAAGCACCGCCGTTTTGCGTCTAGGAAGTTGTCGAAGTCCTCATACGCGCCCGTGAACATATTAAAGGTGGCGTAATGACATCCTTCAGGGGCTGTGTCAGACTCAAGATCGCAAGGTACGGAGAGGCATCCGCCCTCGGAACACGTTTGTTGTGCGTAAACATGAAAGCACTCTGCTTCAAGAGCCAACTTAGCCTCAACCTGCTCGTCGATCACCGCCTTCATCGCCCCCAAAACCTCAGTGTCAGACTCCACTGCGACGTACTCAACCAGCGGGTCAACCCCCTCTCCGCGAATACGCCACACATTGCGTCTTTCTCCAGTACCCGCAAAGTCTGCTGCCACGCCTGAGAAAAGACCACCTTTCTGAGATGCCGCCCACGCCGCATAGTATTCTGGGCAGTCTCTCTCTTTTAACGCCCGGATAAATGCAAGGCGCGACAGCCCCCATACACTCTGCGTGTCGAGCCAGTCCATCGCTTCTTGACAGGCATTAAGGTGTACCAGTAGTTCTCTTGTGACAATCATTACACTATTGCCCCCCAAATAGCTCCGTTATTGGTAACAGTAATGGTGTTTCCACCCTTGTTAAGGGCATTACCGCCTGTGCCGCCTGTTGATTGTCCTGCCTGACCGGAGCCGCCAACAGCATTGTTTGCGCCACCATTGGATGTAGTATCTGTCGTTGCACCTTGTCCACCAGTGCCCCCCGCAGCGCCGTAACCACCACCGCCACCAGATTTATAATACGCTGTTGTCACGCCCGCTATATACCCCGCACCGCCACCGCCAGCCCCGCCACCGCCAGCAACTTGAAGAGTCGCAGGATTTCCGGGTGCTACTACACTGGCTGAAGCACCCCCCGTGGCATTGGACGGCCATCTGCCTCCACCGCCGCCACCATAGGCTTGTTGAGTTTGGATCGACCCGCTACCTACTGACGTACCGTTCCCGCCTACTGCGCCTAGCCCCCCCGCTCCACCCCCGGTAGCACTACCAACGCCCGCCCCGGTTGAGTTCCCTCCAACACCCCCGCCAGCACCGCCACCGCCGCCCGCACCATAGGTAAAAGCAGTAACAACATCCCCCGCAGAGCCACCGCCACCGCCACCGCCGCATATGTAACGGGTAGAGGCATTGGTAATCGTAGATGTCGCAGCGTAGGTTCCAGTTATAGAAAGCCCCGTCCCGCCGTTACCCCCTGACGCAACCCCACTAGCATACGCAGCGCCATTACCACCACAACCAAGGATAAATCCGTTGTTGGTAAAGATTAACTTATCGCCAGCGACGCCACCTGAAATAGTCAGGGCCGGGGAACCCGTTGAGGTGCTGTATAAATAAAAGCCCGCACCAACAATTACGTTGATGTCGGTAAGCCCCGCCGAATACGTACCAGATGTCGTTTTGGTAAGGTTTGTAGAAACACCAGTTGCCACGTTAAGCGTGGCCGCACCAGTTGCGTTAGCCGTGATCGTGTAGGTGACCGTGCTACGCACGACTGCCGTAACATTACGCACAGTACTAGTTGCAGAATTACCAGATATGGCTTTTAGTGTCTGTCTGCCGAGCGCGCCAGCACTGCCTGTGGCACTAACAGGAAGAAGTTCGTCGGAAACTTCGTCCACTACCGATGTAACAGACGCCGTGGCGGATACCGCAGTAAGCGCCTTGCGATTCTCTTCTGTGAGCGTGTTTACGCTGGAGGTGGCGCTGACGAACGTGAGTCCTGTGGAGACTAGATCGGATACCGACGTAATAGACGCCGTTGCTGACACCGGGGTAAGCGCCTGCGTATTAGCATTTGCAGAGATAGCCCCAACTGATCCCGGACTCGCCGTGGCAGAGCGCCCCGTCAACTGCTTTAGAGTCGTTCGGGTAAAGGTTGTTACAGACCCTGTAGCACTTACGGCTGTGGGGGTCAGCGTAATAAAAGGCGTGGCAAAGGCTGTTGGCGTGCCTACGCTACCCGTGGCAGACACGGCTGGTGGGGTATCCTGCTGGGCGTTATCGAGATTGCCAACACCACCAGACGCACTGATACCCGACAGAAGCGCCGTAGGTACAGGCTCTACGTCCCGTATAATCGTCGTGCCACTTACCCCGCTTACGGCAACCGTTGTGGGGCGTGTAACTGGGCTCCATGAATCACTCGGCCCAGTATCAATAACCGACCAAGACATCGTGGAACCTTAAGCGATATTGATAAGCGCAGTACCTGCGCCGTTCACAGGCATAGTCAGCGTGAATGTGCCAGTGGTGACGCTCTGCGAACCGAAGTTATGTACGCTGACAGCGCGGTTACCTTGGGTAGAGTTGTACACAAGCAGCGCATCGGCGGCAGCAAACGTGATGGAAGTCCACTGCAACTGGGCAGATGGGGTCCAATACGCCGTGGTTCCAGCGATTGCCGGAGGAGTCGCATTGGTGATCGTAGCCCCGCCCGCCGCATAAGTGCCGCTAGCTGCGATCTCGCTGGTAGCCGAATACACCGTAGTGCCCGCACCGAGAGAACCGCTGGCAAGGTAGATAGCGCCTTTGAATACGTCAGCGGCGGTTCCTGCACGTACAACAGTCGTGCCGAAATTGTGGTAAGCCTGAAGAATCTCAGACTTGAAAGAGGTACACATTGCTTGGGTATTAGCCATTTTTTAGCTCCTTAAATTTCACCAGTAGCGGCTTCACCTGCCACACCTGCCATACTATAAACATGAGCGTTCTGACGAACGATCTCCCCGCTGCTCTTATCCGTATACTTCTCAACAAACTTAATGTACGTTGGGGTGATGTCCCATTCCGCCTCATAGACTAGCGAGTCAACGGGAACATTTCCGAGCGACGTATGGATCAAAGGTGTGTCAGTGTTCATGCTATACGAAGTAGTGCCGAGGTTGAAGAGTTCGCGGGGAGTGTAACAGTAAACGTAGTCGTAGAGGTCTTATCCGCGCCGAAGTCAAGGACCGCGATAGATTTGCCACCAGCCGTCACGTTGTATATCAACGCCCCACGCGCAGTCAATGCAGCGTTAAACACAGGGTTGTCAAAACTGATGTACGCCACATTGTTCGCTGCGAGGATGGTCACGTTAGTCAGCACAATGCCGCCCGCTGTGTAGCCAGCCGCTACAACTTCGTTGTCTGTGGTGTACACCGTTGTGTCAGCGTTCAACGTAGCGCCCGAGGTGTACAGCGCCATCTGAATAGTGTCCGACAGAAGGTTATGAACTGCCTGTGGCAGTTCAACCTTGAAGCTTGTCGTCATTGTTTGCGTTAGTGCCATATCAGTTCACAGGCTGACGATACTGACCAGAACGATACGCATCCTGACGCTCCAACCCATCCCCCAGACGCTTGGCAAGTGCAAGGGCTTCCTTGTACTTCCCTTCATACGCCTGCATCATGTCCGTCTCACCCTTCATGAAGATGTAAGCCTCGACAAGCGCCCCGTACAACAGAACAGTGTCGAAGTTATCCCCAAGCCAAGTCTGTCCACCTACTACTGTAGTGATCGACTCTGGGTAGTAGAAGTAGTGAAGTTCTACGTTGTAGATGGTGTCAGGAGTGGGGCCAAGGATGAAGACAAGTTCTTTGGCATCCGCAAACGCAGGGCCGAAAAGCGCGTAGCACTTCGGCATACCCGTAGTCTCTGGGAAAGGGTATGCCTCGCGGATGAAGTTCACATCCTTGTTCAGCAAGTACGTGTACGACCCCCCTACGGGGTAAACCGCCATCGAGTAGACCGACAGGAAGTCAAGCGGGCAATCCAAGTACTGATCTTGTGCAGTAGTCTGCCCCAAGACGTTCTTGCGAAGCGACGGGAACTGCACGCTGTTGTAAATGCGCTGCTCTGCCTGCGTAATGAACGTGTTCATGTCCGCCGTGGCAAATTGGTTCTCCGTGTAGGAGGTTATCGCATTTACAAGAGCCGTGTAATTCATGCCATCGGACCTCTAGACATCTTGCCTTTAGTAGCGCAACCCGCGCCCCGCATCTGAATGCCGTCAGTCTTTACGCCACCGCAGTCGCCCAGCGAGACACCTGCCATTGGCGTCCAGCCTTCTTTGCGGGGCATCGTTGGCTTGATGCCGTAGTCGTTGATACCCAACCGCTTACCGGACATGGTGTGGGGCTCTGCGTAAACACTAGCAGGGCCGACTTCCTTGCCGTTTTCTTTTTGACTGTACTTAGCCATATCAACCACCTTGGTTATCAGCGCGAGACAGTCCACGACCACGACGCATACGGTCATCGGTAGTGGGGCCACCAGCTTTGAGCTTGGTGAGCGACTTGCCGGGATGCAAACGCTTCTCGTGCTTCCCAACCGCTTTCTTGACCATAGCTTTATCTTGAGCCATGTCAGACTTGCCTTTTTCCTTAGCCATGTGGCCTCCTTATGTCGTCACTACCGTGACTGTACCAACAATCCCCTGTGCTACCAAGTCATTTGGTGTTAGCAAGGTATCGAAACTGCTGGCCCCGCCTACCGGATTCCAGCCCCATTGAAACACTCTACTGCCTTCGCCATACGTCCCGATAGCGGTAAGCCCTGACACGTAGTAGGTCGTATCCCGGCGTGGTTCGCGTACTGCTTGAGGATCATCTACTGGATACATACCCAGTTGAAGCTGTGGATGATCTGGATCCCAGCACTGCGTACACACAAGAATGTTGTACAGCTTGGTCTTTACAATTTCCTTCTTGAGCGCGGTCAGCTTAAACTTTTGTCCACAGCGATCACACATCGCAATGGAGTTCTTGCCTGACGAGAACCTATTACCCATATCAGTTTATGAACATCTGCCTTGGAACGAACCGTACCGCTGCCTTCTCGCGGTCTTCGGATGATGCCAGATCCCATGCTTCGTCATACTGCACCTTAAGCGTTTCAAGGCGTTGCAGTCCATCAGGAAGCTTCAACGCAAGGTAGTAGGCTAGTCCAGCAACCATGCAGGGGATAAACCTAAACGGTACATCCATCGTGTTCACACCGTTGCCAGCATCTTGAATACGGCGAAGATACCAATACACAAAAGTGTAGGTCTGCGAAGCATCTGGGATCGGCCAAACGGTGATGTTTGGGATAGGCGCTTGCCTGTTGATGTAGACCTGAATCGGTCTAGCCTGAGTCAGCTTGTTAGGGATCGTAGCGTAGGTAGATACAGAAATGCGCGTGATCGACAGATCGGCCTGAGTCGAAGCACTCCCTGCTCCGGTACGGATAACGTGTTCAAGCAAATCTACCGTGTCATCCGGGAGAGCATACGTTGCAGTGCCCGGAATAAGGGTGATAGAAGACTGTGCAACAGTCCAAAGGTTAATCCCGCGATTAGCCCAATCAGCAAAAAGCAAATTGAGACTACGCCTTGCAGTCTTGAGATCGTAACCTGAACGAAGCTCCGCACCACAACGCTCGAATGCTTCTTCGACCAGTTCGGTCAGATCAAGATTGAATGTTGTAGTGTTAGAGGTAGTCATTACTGCAATGAGTTAAGTGACGACTGCTGGGGCTGCATCGCCCCTGCCATGTTTTGTTGCTGTGAGAACTGCTGCATTGCATTAGGCGCTGGCCCTGCTCCGGGCATACCGCCCTTACCTCCAGCCGCGCCTTGGGACGGCATCTGCTGCATCATTTGACCCTGCTGCATAGGGTTCTGGGCTCCGGGCATACCGCCCTTGCCTCCTGCTGCGCCCTGCTGCATAGGGTTCTGCTGCATCGGACCGCCTTGCTGTCCCATCATAGGGCCAAGATAGGGCGGAAAACCGCCTTGTTGCATCGGACCACCTTGCTTGCCCATCTGCTGCATAGGGTTCTGCTGCATCTGCTGCATAGGGTTCTGCTGCATCTGCTGCATCGGACCGCCTTGCTTCTGCATCTGCTGCATCGCTTGCTGAATACCGGGAGGCAGTTGTGAAAGCGTGGCCGCTGACATTGGGCCACCCTGCTTCTGCATCGGATTTTGGGCGGCAGACATAGCTGCTCCCGGCCTTCTCATTCCACCAGCACCCATTATTTCATCCCCTTAAGCGTTTGCGCCAACCGCGCACGTTGTCCTAGTTTACCCGGAGCAGAAGCGGCTTTTGCCAACTTCTTTGCGGGGATCTTTTCACCTTCTTTGACACCAAGAGAAGCACGGAGGGCTCCGGGTTTCTTGATAGCGCCAGCGATCCAGTCCTTAGCCATTATCTGAACCCCGCTGTTTTCTTAGCGATGCTTTTCGGCTGCGCTACAAACTGCTTGCCCGCTGCCTTACCTACCCGTTTGGCCTTGGTTGTCGCTGCGTACTCAGCAGGAGACAACGACTTGATTGCTGCTTCTGGCAAATAGCGTTCGCCTGTTTTAGACGAAGGCTTCCCCGACTTGGTTGTCCATTTCTGGTCAGTCCAATTCTTAAGGGATTGCTGTGGCGCTTTCAATCTGTGTAGCCCCCACCTTTAGCCTTGTACTTCTTAGCCAACAACTGAGCTTTCCGCGCTGACCACTGACCCGCTGCGGTCCCTTGCGTTGCCTGACCCTTGATAGAGTTGAACAGCGACTTACGCATAGTCGGCTTGGTGTAGTTACCAGCCTCGTTTACCTTACCACCTTCAGCGTATTGCGTGAAGTCAGTATCGTCGCGGCGAGCCTTCTTCTTGGCCCCCGGCATCTTGGAGGGACTGATAGCACCCATGCCGCGACTAGATCTCATGCTTTTGTCCTACCACGTTGGGCACACCCGTCAGCACGTTTGGAAGCGGAGGACTTAACCATACCACCCTTTTTCATGCCTTCCTTGCTGTACTTCTGTTCAGCAGGGTTGAACGTCACCTTAGACCCCATATCAGATCCGCCCCCGGCTGTGGTGTTGTACCGCTGTGCAGCAGGGTCGAATGTATACTGCTGACCGGGGCCAGCTTTGCCATGCTTAATTTGCATGAATCTTTTGATGATGTTATGGAAGCTCATACCATCTTACCTTTAGTGTGCCCTTTACGGACACACCCGTCAGCACGAGTAACGCCGCCCTTGGCGTAGGAACTAATCTTACCCCCGTTAGCCTTAGACTTTGCGGGCGATGACGCAGCAGAAGCAGAGGCGGGAGGTTTTGGAGCCTTCTCCTTGAACGTACCCATAGAGCGAGAAGCCGCTTCGTCATAGGCTTTCCCCATAGCCTCGCGGTCCTTTTCTTCCTTCAACTCCGCAAGTGCGCGTTCTTTTGCTGTATCAGACATGATGTCTCCTTATTAGCAGCTTCCGCCACTCTTCATTTTGATTTGCTTGGCCTTGGTGCCCCCGTGGGAGACGCAGCCATCAGCAGCCTTGACAAATCCGCCGTTCTTGAAAGGCTTGCCGCCCTTCTTGGGATTGCTATTGACTTTGTCTTTGGCATCCATGATCTTTTGCATGAACGCTGGGAGGGGTTTCTTCGTCTTCATGATTGGTCTTTCTTCCGGTTAGTCCACTGACGGACGGTGTCAGTCTCCCAGATTCGGAAGGCTGTCCAAATGATCGTGAATAATGCTGCGATGGCTGGGAGAACGTCCACAAGTGTCCCTACTACAGTAATGACGGACACGGCATCCAGCGCGTGTTTTGTTACCTCAAAGGCTTCGTCTTTCATCTTAGCACTTCCATGCTCTGAGGCTTTTGTTGATGCGACTATCTGGATCATTTGCGGTTTTGGCACTTGTGAGTTTCTTCTTCATACCCGACATCCGGGCACAGAATGAATCTTTTCGTGAACCACCTTCAGGCTGTGGAGCCTTAAGTCCCGGTTTACCGGGGTTTGCCTTGTTGTAAGAAGCGCGGCCTTTGGCGTTCAAGCCGCCAGCTTCCGCTTTGCCTTCCTTACGAGTCCAAGCCGGTGACTTAGCCATGATTATGCCCAAACACGCGCTGGTGTGGCGACTTGAATCACATAGGAATCCAACTCTGGTGCTTCTTCGTTATGTCGCACGTTAGCGTGGTAGCCAGCCACCGCAGCCATCTCTGGAACCCGGACTTCATCAACTGTCGTGAAGTTGCCCGTGGGCTTGTAGATCGTGCCGATCACATCAATCGCTGTGTACTTGGGGCGCAGGGCTGTCTCTGCCACACCGTCAACAAGGATCGTGTCTTTAGCGAACAGCACATTTTCAGCGGCTGTTTTACTGGTGAACTTGAGGAAGTAGTCCATGTTTATGCCGTTATGGATTGAAGTTCAGCGTTGCTGAGTCGGCGGGGGTAGTAGGCAATGGAACTGATAGTGCCGTTGAAATAGTTTCCTGCTGTCCAACCAGCCTTACCGATAGATAATGTAGTTGGTGAAGCGGCGATTGCACAAGCAGTATCCACTACACCAATTAACCCGTTGGCGGAAATGACACTATTGTTAGCCTTTATTGCCGCTGCAACTTTTGCTGTTGCGGTTGTTGTTACCAATGACGATACGTTAATTGGGGCTGTGTTAGGGTTTAGACTCCATTGAGAGCCAAGCCAACTAATATATTCAGTAGTACCGAACGCGCCTCCTGCGCCAATGTCCAGCGTTACACCCGCACCATAACTTGATGAGTTCACAATAACATTTGCAAACAACGTCCCCTCAGTCGCGTTATACCAACTGCTAAAGTTAGTTCCAGTCATTGAAGCATTGTCTGCTGCGCGGGTTGCTGCTGCTGAGGTAGACAGGTCTGCTGCGCGGGTTGCTGCTGCTGTGGTGGTTGGGATGACGCTGGTAGCAAAGGCACCTAGTTCTAACTGAGGCAGTCCAATGCGAAGGGTGATGTCAATAGGGCCATTCGTAAACAACAAGCGAAGCCCTTGTTGCAGATTGGTAACCGTCGCGCCGCCAGACAAAGTGGCTGTCAGAGTGTTTCGTTGAGTGCTAAGGCTGGCAGCCGTAGGCGTTAATGTCGGGCTAAGAGATTGCACGACACCAGAACCGCCGCTGTTCAACTCAAGCAGCGACATCTTTATGTCAACACCTGCTGTGGAACCTGCCACTAGTTTTAAGTAGAAAGACCCATTCCATGTCTGTCCAGTTGCTGCGGCAATACCAGAAGGACTATCGGTGTTGAAAAACGAAAACGTAGAACCGGATGCTGTTCCTACATACTTGATGTCTACATAAGCAATCCCGTCTTCAGACCCGATAGACAGCGTTCGCGTAAGTCCTGTGGCTGCACCTGTAAAAGAACAATTCGTCGGAGGCGTCCCCGGCGTCCCCGCCACCGCGCCCACTCCCGTGTTGTTGCGAATACTATTCGTCGCCGCTGCTTCGAGGAGCAGGCTGGGCTGGACTGTCAAGTTGGCGGGGTTGTAGTTCACCCTTGCAACGTCGATTGCGGCGGACTGCAAGACCCCATTGCTGTCGTAGTACGTCCCCGTGCTTGCCCTGCTGGTGAACGTGTTGGTCGATGGGATGTACGAGGTGGGGAAAGAACCTGCTTCGAGTTGAGCGCCCCAGAGGTAGACTCCAGAAGTACCGTTGCCTGTGTAGGTTGGCGAGTTGTCTCCAGTAGCAAGATAAACTGCAAAACTAGTTAATACACCGCTTATTACTGTGTAAGTTAGAGAACAGCGATACCATCCATTACCCGTAGGCGTTATGGAAGCCGATGCGCCCCCGTAAGAAACACCTAATGTTCCTGCGGCAACATTAAAATATGCTGTTGGTGAGACTGACCCATCAAAAGTTTGTAAAGCAATCCAATCTCTTCCGGCAGCTTGTGCGTAAACAGTAGCGGTGTAAGAGGTGGCGCTTACACTAATTGTTCTTGTGATAACGTGTGTGTCGAGAGTTAAGTTCTCAACTATCTTGTCACCAGTCAAAGCCCCATCGGGCGCAACAACTGTGTTTGCCGCAATGCTTACTCTTGCTTTAATCCAAACCGCATTGTCGAACTCACTGCTATACGTTACCAAGTTTGTTCGCTGCTCCTCAATCAGCAAGCCCAGCGGGGCCAGCGTGGAGGGGTTGTAGTCGAAACGTGGGGCTCCGGTGGCGGTGCTGGTCGTTTGCGTGTATGTAGTGGGGAAGGCTCCTACTTCGAGTTGAGCGCCCCAAATGTAGATTCCAGAAGTGCCGTCACCCGTGTAAGTTACACTTCCAGCACTCAAGCACGGGTAAATGTTACAGCCTGTAGTAGTCCCCGCGCCTCTTGTTGCTGTGACGCTAACCCTCCACCACCCATTTCCAACGCTAGTTGAAGCGGAAGAAAAATTAGTCCAACTACCTCCCGTTGAATTTGTTAATACCCCAGTAGACAAGTCAATAAACGCTCCAGATAGAGCAGTAACACCGTCTGTCATACCTACAAAGGCTACATTTCTTTCAGCAGCCTTAACATAAACAGAATATGTATATGCTGCGTTTGCATTTGTAACTGTTTGAGATACAAAATGGGTATTTGACGCAGTTGTATCTTCAACTAGTTTATCACCTGTTAAAGTACCATCAGGCGAATTGACTGCATTAGCTGTAATGCTGGCTCTACTTTTTACCCAAATAACATTATTAAACTGCTCTGAAAACGTCAGCAGGTTAATCGCTGCAATTTGCAGATAGCCGTCAGAGTTGTAGTACGAGCCCGAACTTGCTCTGGTGAAGGTGATCCTCGGGTCGAGCGTGGTGCTCCCTGCAAATTGCAAGTTGAGCGAAGGACCGCCCGCAGCGGACGAGGCCCGTGGGAACCCCATGCCGAATCCGAATGACATCAGAAAATCCTGACCATGTTGGTAGCAGTCGTCGTGGTTGCGTAAACACGGGCTACTTGAACAGGCAGAATAGAACCCGCCAACACACCAACAAACGTAACGTCGCTGCCTTGAGCAGTCAGGACGCGCACAGTACCACCACCGCCCACAAACACGATAGATGGCGTAGAGAACGGAACGGTATCGCTCGTGGTTACAGCCGCCGCATCACCCGGATACATCGGGAACGTGGGCGAGTAATTAGTCTTTGCCATGAGGCACTCCTATGAAGAGGGGGCCGAAGCCCCCGAGACTAATTAGGCGGACGCTGGGTTAGCAGAGCCGTCAGAGCCACGTACAGCATAATTGACCGTGACCGTAGCAGCGCCGCCGCTTGCTGTACCAGCACAAGCATAAATCACTTGCAGGATCAGGTCGGTAGAGCCGACATTGAGCATGGCTGCAACAGCGCCAGCACTGCTCGTAAACACAGTGGCATTGCGGCCAAGAGCCAACGGGGTGGTAGTTGCGCTACCAAAGGTAACCAGTGAAGTACCGCCAGCCGTCTGAACAGTGATGGTGTTACCAGTCGTACCCGCAAATGCAGTTGTAACATCACAAACGATGTTGATAATCTGTGCGCCAGCAGGTAGCACACACAACGTAATGGCCGAGGTGTTGGCAACGCCAACAGTACCCGATTGCGACACAACAGTCGCACCAATGTTACGAATCGTGCCAGCAGTGGTCCCGGTGGTGTCTTTAACCGTACCGAGCAGCCAAGGGCCAAGGTGAGTTGCGAATCCCATGATATATCCTCATTTGCGGCTTGCTGTCTTGAGGGGAGTCTGCCAAGTCAGTCAACAAGCCAAGTAGTCTTGGTATTAGGGTTGTACCACAAGTTTTTCTCTTGTGCAAATAAAAAAGGGGGTAGGCTTGTGACCTACCCCCCTCCAGCCGGGAACCCCCAACCCTATCTAACTATCAGGTCGATCCGGGCGAACCGAACATACCCAGAGGATCAGACCAGCCGAACGAATAACGCTCGCGGGCCTTGTAACGGACATTGCCCGTATCGAAGTCACCGTCCATCGAGTTCGTCAAAGGCATACGCTCGAAGTGCTTCATGCCGTTAGGAACGTCAGTGGTCAAATACCAGCCGTTCGAGT